TGACAATCGGCGCCTACGATGTCGTCACGACGATTGGCCCGAGCTACACGACGCGCAGGGAAGAAGCCCGCGAGAGCATGACGGCCCTTATTCAGGCCGCGCCCGATATTGCGCCGATAACGCTCGATCTGATTGCCAAGGCGCAGGACTTCCCGATGGCGGATGAGATCGCCAAGCGCGTTCGTGCCAGCCTGCCGCCGCATATTCTGGCGATCGAGGAAGCGGAAAAGCAGGGCATGAGCCCCGAAGAGGCAATGGCAGCCGCGAGGCAGGCCATGCAGCCTCCGCCCGATCCGAAAGTCATTGAAATGCAAGCCAGGCTTGAGCTTGAGCAGCAGAAGATGGCATTCGATCAACAGCGGGCTCAGGCCGATATGCAGATGCAGGCCGCAAAGCAGGAGCAGGAGGCCCGCCTTGCCGAGCAGAAGCTCGCGGCGGAAATCGCGCTGAAGCGAGAGGAATTGCAAGCCCGGATGGCTCTGGAGCAGGAGCGCATGCGGGTTGATACACAGATCAAGGTCCAGCAGGCGCAGGTGGATTCGGAATTGCGCCGGCAGGACATGGAGGCTCGCTCGAAAGAGCGGGCGCAAGCGGCCAAGCAAAAGAAGAAGGAAGCGGCATGAGCCGGTATACCGTGTCCATTACGGACAATGATCTCGGTCGCTCGTGTGAAATCAAGATGACCTCCGAAGAACTCTTCGGATTGAGGGGACAAGAACTGTTTGAGGTTGGCGTGAAAAGCATGCCGGAGTGGCAAGATTTGCAGGACGCCAAACTGAAGGCCCTGAAGAAAAAGTACGGGCTTGAGTAAGAGCTTCGTAGCAGCGCGTTCGGATGAGCCGGACGCCATACGTTGATGCAGCCGCCTATAGCTAGGGCGGCTTTTTTATTGAGAAACCAATGACTGAAGAGACAGGGGCCGCCGCCCCAACCGCCGAGCAGGCAGCAACAAGCGCGCCCGCCGAAAGTGAACAGGCAATCAAGACTGAGCAGAGCGTTCAACCGGATGCCACTCAGGAAAACGCAGAGACAAAGGCTGAAGAGCCTGACACAGAAGCCACTTCCGAAGAGGAATCGGAAGACCGTCCGAAAAAGCTATCCCGTTCCGAGCGCCAGCGCAGGCGCTTGAGGGCTCTGGCGACCGAGATTGAGACGCTCCGCGCTCAACTCGCAGAGAAGGACGGTCAGACATCCGAGCCTCCGAAGGAAGAGGACTTCAACGGCGATTACGTCCGCTTCCAGGCCGCATTGGCGGCACATGAAGCGGCACAGGCCGTCAAGCAGGAATTCACCGCCCGCGACAAGCAGACCCGCCAGCAGCAGCTGGAGGACCGCAAGCGCGAAGCGGCGGCTGAGTTCTTTGACCGAGCGGAAGAACTGAAAGCCACCATTACCGATTTCGATGAAGTCTTCGAGGTCTTCTCGAATAAGGGTGGCAAGTTCGAACCGCACGTCATCGAGGAACTTCAGTTGAGCGAGCATGGGCCAATGCTGGCCTACCAGCTCGCGAAGAATCCCCGGCTTGCCGCCGAACTGAACGCCATGTCAGCGCGTGATGCCGCCCGCGAGATCGGCCGGCTCGAAGCCAAGGTGTCTCTGCCTCAACCCAAGAAACAAACGCAGGCACCGAAACCACTCACTCCGCCTTCTGGTGGGGCATCTCCTCCCAAGGACATCGTATCGGCAGCGAAGTCAGACGACCTGACGGCGTTCGTCAAGATGCGTGAAGAGGAAGAGCGCAACAAGCGCAAGTGACGTGCCTGCCAATCCATAAGGATTAGGCAGAAATGGCTAACACCACTTTGACCGCCGACATCATTGCGGCGGAAGCGGTACGTATTCTCGACAACAACTGCGTGATGGGCAATCTCGTCTATCGCGGTTATGAGGAAGAGTTCTCCAAGAAGATCAACGGCTACACCGTTGGCGAGACGATCTCGATCCGCCGTCCGACCGACTTTACGGTTCGTAACGGCGCCACCGCATCCATCCAGGATGTCGTGGAAGGCAAGTTCGCCATCTCGGTTGACAAGCAGAAGGGTGTGGACTTCGAGTTCACCTCTGCGGACCTGACCTTGCAAATCGGTCAGTTGTCCGAGCGTGTCATCAAGCCGGCGATGGTGCAGCTGGCCAACCAGATCGACCGAGACCTTCTCGATCTCTACAAGGATGTCTGGAACTGGGTTGGTACCCCCGGCGAGACGGTCAACTCCTTCGCCGACTTCGCGAAGGCGCCCGAGCGTCTGGACCTCAGCGCTGTTCCGCAGGACGACCGCTATGCGGTTCTGTCCCCCTCGGATCAGTGGGGCATGCTCGGCTCGCAGACTGCATTGTACATGCAGGATGTCGCCAAGGACGCCTATCGCCGTGGCCGGCTCGGCATGATCGGCAACGTCGAGACCTATTCGTCTCAGAACGTGCAGACGCACGTGGACGGCACTCGCGACAACACCACTCCGCTGGTGAAGGGTGCGGGTCAGACCACCACCTGGGCGGCCACCAAGGACACCGGCACGATGTCCCTGCACACCGATGGCTGGGATGCGTCCGCGACCATCAAGCACGGCGACGTGTTCACCATTGACGGTGTGTATGCGGTCAACCCGGTGACCAAGGCGACCCTGCCGTACCTTCAGCAGTTCGTTGTGAAGGCGGACGTGACCGCGCAGGCCACGACCACCAACACCACGACTCTGACCATCTCGCCTCCGATCATCACGTCGGGTGCGTTCCAGACCGTCAGCGCGGCTCCGGCCGACGACGCGACGATCACTATCATGGGTACTGCCTCCACCGGCTATTCCCAGAACATGGTGTTCCACAAGAACGCGTTCTCGCTGGTGATGGTCCCGATGATCGCTCCTCCGGGCGCGATCGATGTCTCCCGCAAGTCGTACAACGGATATTCCGTCCGCGTGATTCCGTACTACGACGGCGCGAACGACGTGTCCAAGTGGCGTCTGGACGTGCTCTACGGCACCAAGACCGTGGATGCCCGCCTTGCAACTCGCCTGAGCGGCACGGCGTAACGAACCTTGCGGGCGCCTGGATTGGCTGGTCGCCCGCATTTTTATTGATCGAGGGAAGATCGCGTGAAGGACTGGAAGCCGACAAAGCATCTGACTGGCGTCCTCATCTGCGTTCCTGCCTTCGGTCAAACGATGTCAGCCCATACGGCGCAGAGCCTCTTCAATCTGTGCCAATTCCTGACGTTCAAGAATATCCCAAACACGATGTGCTGGCTCTCTGCGGCTGATATTGCGGAGGTTCGGAACATCGTCCTCACCAAGTGGTACGACGGGCACCCGGAGTTCTCGCATCTTCTGTTTGTGGATGCGGACATGGAATTCCCGGTTGCGCTCGTCGCGGACATGCTCGGCTTCGGCAAGCCCTTGATGGGATGCCTCTATGCGCGTCGGCAATGGCCGGCAACAGCGGTAGGGCGGACGTTCAATCAGGGCTCCGTTGATGACATCGTTGATGGGTTTATCAAGGTCGCGGGCGTCGGCTGCGGGGTGATGATGATCGCCCGGCATGTCGTTCGGACCATGATCGACAAGATGCCGGAGATTCTTGACAGCGAAATATCGGGCCATCCCGGCGCCGATACCCTGCAGGAAAGCCAGTCCAAGCGGCTGATCCGCGCCTTTGATCCATTCGTGGACGAACGCGGTGTGAAGCTCTCGGAAGACCTTGCCTTTTGTGAGCGCTGGCGCAAGTGCGGCGGCGAAGTCTGGGCAAACGTCAATCACCTGATCGGGCATATCGGTCCGTTCAACTACGCCATCCGGTACGCGGATTTCCTGGAAAACAAGGCCAGAGAAGCAAAACAAGAGGCGGCCTGATGACGACCTATTCGGAAACAGATTTCGCAACACGGGTTCTGAGGGATCTTGGCCTTGTTGGTGCCGATGAGACGCCATCGGCTTCTGATCTGGCTTGGGCGAGGGAAACCGCCGCCTCGGAGATTGCGATGCTTTCGGCCGTCAACCTGCCGATCTGGAATGGCTCGGAAATGGCGGTCCCGATTGAGTACCTGACGACGCTTTCCCGAAGGGTGGGGTTAGCGGTTGAGCCGTCCTTTGGGCGCTCGACCATTGCAGACGCGCAAATGGCCATGCGTGAGGCAGAGCGCTACCTGACCCTGATGGCAAATCCCCGCTCGCTTTCGCCAAAGACCCTTCTGACCGGCGAGGCAACGGGGCGCGGCGGCATCTACAACTACACCAACGGCTACTTCAACTACACCACTGGCCGATGACCGCCCTTCCGGTTGCCTTCCGCTCGAATGAAGGCAAGTACAAGTATCTGGGTGTCCCGAAGCTCATTAACGCGTATGCCGAGCAGCAGGGCAACGATGCCAAGGGGCCAATGGCGGTCCTGCCATGTGCGGGAATTGTCGAACTTGCTTCGGTGAATGATGGCCCCGGTCGGGGCCTAATTTATCTGGAGGATACGAACGCTCTTTACAGCGTTCATCCGCATTCGGTTTACCGGATTTACGAGGATGGAACGACGCTACGTGTCGGTGTCGTTCCGGGTGTAGGGCAGGTTCAGCTATCGAGGAACCAGGCGGAGACGCCGGAGATCACGGTCCTTGGTGACGCGCTGCAATGCATCTCCTCGGACTCGATTGCGTATATTCTCGATCCGAGCATTCCCGACAATCCGATCACGCAGGACTATGTATCGTCCTATAACGTCATCGGATATGAGGATCGGCGGTTCTTTCTGTCCGGTATCGACAACGCGTTGAGCTTCGATGCTCTCGACTTTGATGCATTCGATCAGTACGCCGGCAAGCTGGTCAGGGTCAAGGGCGATGGCGGGCAGCTCTTCGGCTTCTGCTCTCGCTGGTATGAAGTCTACAACAACTCTGGAAATGACTTCCCGTTTGAGTTGATCGCGACAAGGCAAACCGGCCTGCTGGCGGCAAATGCCGTGGCCGCAGCCGACAATACGCTGATGTTTCCAAGCGACAAGCGAATCATTGGCAGGCTGAACAACTACGACTTCGGCCGGATCAGCACGCACTATATCGAACGGCTTCTGGAGCAAGACACTGCTCCGCAGAATATGATCGGTTTCTCGTGGGCAGAAGAAGGCCACGAGTTTGTCAACTGGACGGGAAGCAACTACTCGGTTTGCTATGACGCCGCAACGCAGGTCTGGCACAACCGGCAAAGCCACAACTCGCAGACCTGGAGAGCCCGCAACTCGGTCAAAGCCTGGAACAAGACGATTGTTCAGGACTCGATGACCGGGAAGATCGGCTACCTCGATTCCGATACGTTCACCGAGTACGGCAATCCAATGGTCTGGGGCGTCGATAGTCCGACGCTCCATGTCTTCCCAAATGGCGGGATCGTTGATGCCGTCCATTTCGATCTGGCGACGGGCTACGGGTCGTTCTCCTCTTCGTCTCAGGGCTTCAACCCCAAGGTCATGCTCTGGGTGTCGAAGGACGGCGGGAATACCTGGGATCAGTATCGCGAGTTGGAGTTAGGTCAGGCCGGCAAGTACCAGACCCGCGTGACGGCACGCCGGCTTGGGAAGATCACAGAGAAGGGCGCGGTGTTCCGGCTTCGGATTTCTGATCCGGTTGTCCGCGCGCTGGTCAATGTTGACGTGGAAGTGAGGCCGCTGAAGCGATGAGCCGCGCATCCCGTGTTCCGCGCGACAGCAATATGTCGCCGGAGGTCAGGAAGTTTCTGGACGGGGTAGAGCGGTCATCCAGCTACATCTCGCAGGATGGTGTAGCGGACTTTCCAGAGCTTTACGAGGATGGCAAGCGGGCCTTTGTTCAAACCGGGAACGCGACTGGCGGCCTCTCAATCACGCCGTTTGATCACGGCACTCCTGCAAACGGAGCCACGATCACGCCCGATCCATCCGTTTGTCAGAAGCAAACGGTGACCAATAACGCCTCCGGGTTCACGATTGCGGCAACCTCAGAGGTTGGCGATCTTGAGTTGCGCGTGATCAACGGGGCATCTGCCGGGAATATCTCATTCTCTGGTTTTGACAAGCAGTGGACAGGCGACAGCTTGACCACCACGAATGGACATCAGTTTGTGATCTTCATTTATGGGTACGGCGACAAAGCGGCCTACCTCATAAAGGCGCTGCAGTGAGCTTCATCGTCCCGTTTCCGGGTGGCGGTGCGGTCAGAAGGGTTTTCAAGTACGCGGCGATTTCCAATCCGGCGGCTGTGTCGGTCGATTTTGCGTCGGTGCCATTGGATGAATTCGCTGGCAACGCGCAGATTTGCGTGGGTGTGACTGCAAGGCACTCAAGCGAGTCAGCGCAGATATCAGGTGTGTCTGTTGCGGGCTCTCCGGCGAGCGAAATAGTCGGTGCGATTGCCGCCGACTTCTACAAGGTCAAGTTATTCTCAGTCGCTCACCCGGCCGTTTCGTCCGGGACAGTAACGGTGACGGGAAGCGGCCCGCTGCTACTCGTCGGAATCTCTGTTTACACGCTCTACGGCGGAGCCGTTCACGACACCGCGTCGAGCGGAGTGCAGACCAATCCGCAGTCTGTGTCAATCGACGTGCCCGCGTTGGGCGCAGCGATTGCGGTTGGCGTCAACTCCAGCACATCAAATAGCTGGAGCGGTCTGTCAGAGGACACGGACTCAAACCTCTCTGGCAGCGGAACCTCGATCAACCATACGTCTGCCAGCGCAGAGTTCACAACACAGCAGAGCAATCTGTCGGTATCGCGAACAATGGGCGTCACGTCGTTCCCGGCAATGGTTGCGGTCTCCTTCGCCCCTTAATCAAGAGAAACAGATATGGGCTTCTTCGATTCCTTGTTCGGCAAGGATGCCAGCGAGGCTGCGAATCGCGCGGCCGCTGACACATACGCCAAGCAACAGGCCGCAGGCCAGCAATCCGCCGATGCCTTCCGTAACCTCGCGGGCGAATACGACTTCTATCGTACCGGAGGCCAGAACGCACAACGGCAGGTCTACGATCTCCTTGGGCTGAATGGGGCGGAAGCGCAGTCGGCTGCATACAGCGCGTTCCGTACCGATCCCGGCTATCAGTTCGCGCTTGAGCAGGGCATTGGCGCAATCGACAAATCAGCGGCGGCGCGTGGCAACTTGAATAGCGGCGCGACACTGAAAGCGCTTCAGCAGTACGGCCAGGGAATGGCCGATCAAAGCTATGGCTCGTACCTGCAGCGCCTTATGGGCCTCGGTCAGCAGGGCTTGGGTGCCACACAGGCGGCAGTCGGCACAATCGGGCAGGGGCTGCAAAATCAGTTCGGTGCGAACTACGGATCGGCCGGCACAATCGGCCAGGGCATGGTCGCTGGTGCACAGGCCGAACAGAGCGCGCTTACGAACCTGATGGGCCTTGGCGGCTATCTCGGCGGCGCTGCGCTCGGCTCTCCGTGGCTCGGTAACCTGATGAAGCCTTCAACCAACTCCCGTCAGTCCTCTTATGGACCGCCCATGCAGGGCGGCATTTGGCCGGCATAAGCGATGGCGAATCCGTTCAGCATCACGCCTGCGAATCCGCTGCAGGCACTCATCATGGGTCAGCAGGGCTTCAACCAAGCCCGCGAAGCCGGCCGGGGTGCCGCCCGCGAAGAAGCGGCACAGCTTTATCAGGCTGGTGACAAGCAGGGCGCGCTTGCCCGGCTTATGCAGATCGGGGACATGCAG